AGCGTCAATTACAATTATTGGATTGATTTATACTTACACACATTAAACAGGCAGGTGTAGTTTAACGGTAAAACGTCTGTTTGTGGAACAGAAGTCGGTGGTTCAACTCCATCCGCCTGTACCAAATATTATTAAAAAACTTTCCAATGTTGTGATGAAAATTGGTTCATCTTTTTAGCAGCAAGATAAAATGAATTAAATAATTCTTTTCTATTATTATAAGTTTCAAAGTTATAAATGTAATATAATAAAACAACAGCTCTTTTAATTTCATATGCACCAAGCTTCTTTGTTAATTCATCTACTACAACAAAATCATATTTACCTTTCTCAACAAATTTTTTAAACTTATCATCAAAGTTTTGATACATAATTGTTTTGTATACAGTTCCTTGCGTTTTTAAATTATCATTTACATAAGAGGTAAAGTTTCTTACTTTAGGGAATTTAAGATTTATAATATCAGATGAAATAGCACCATCAAATGTTTTTTGTGTTACGGGTTGTCCTTCACCATATGTTTTAACTTGTCCTGATGCTGCTCTAGGTCTAAATCTAAATCTATAATCAACAGTGTCTTTTATAACTTTCATTTTAAATAAAATATCAAAATAAGAATTAGAACAAAAAAATTTATATTTTTCTAATACACCATTAAAGTTTATTGAACCAATTAACTTCTTATCTACAGAAATCTTTTTAACAGTTGCTCTTGGTGCTGTAACTTGTTTTAAAGATATACCAATTAAATTTTTCTTTTTTAATTCGTTTTCAATAAACTTATTTAAGTCTTCTATTGTTTTCTTTTGAGCTTGTAATTCAGTATAAAGTTTATTTACTGTAACTTGTAATCTTGGTTTTTCTGTTCTTTTTACAGCCCATAAATCTGATGGGTTCCAGTTATCTTTACTATCTGGTAATATTTTTGAATCGGTAATCTTATTTAGAAAGTCTAATTTGTTTCTATTACTATCTCTATAAAATTCATATTTCTTCATATCACTAACAGTCATTATATTATTCTTAATACCTTCAAATGTTTTTTCAAAACTACTATGCCAAGTTTTATCAAAATCAAAACGTATTGCTTTATTGATTTCTGCTTTAGTTGGAAGTTTGGCACTTTCTAATATATAACGAACAGCATCTTCCTGTTGATCTGTAGTAGGTTTCTTTGAAGTTAAAGCGTTACCATCTTCATCAAATACATTTTGTAAACGACCACCTGATTTATAGAGCATAAATCTCATTGGTTGTCCAGTTTGTTCAAATAATATTTTATTGTTTGGTTCTTTAACAGAGATTTTAAAACCTTTTACTTTTCTCATCTCTTTTTCAATAGCACTAAAACTATTTGGTTGAGATGATACTACTTTAATAGTTGGTGTAGTTAAATTTAAAGCATTATCTTCTGTTTCCAAATATAAAACAGATGAAAACGATTTTAACGCTTTCCCAAAAGATGGAATAAATTTGTTATATTTTTTATTAAGGGTTTTAAAACCGTATTGTCCTTGATGGTAAACTTTCATTGTATCTCTCTCTTACATTATATTTATTGAAATGTCAATATAAATAACTGTACAAAGTTAACAAAATATGATATAATGAATATATGAACGCTGAAATAAAAACGTGGTTCCCTACTTCAATCTATACTCAAAAAGACTTTTTAATGGAAGAAGAAAGAAGTTATATTGAGAACGAGATATTAACAATAGATAAGACTTTACCAACTATTGAAAATGACTGGCAATCTGATGTTAAAAATTCAGAAAGAAGTTTTGATGTATTAGCAGATAATCGTTTTGAAAGACTTAAAACAAAGATTATTCAATCCACAACAAATTTTGCCAAAGAGTTAGGTTCAAACGCTTCACACACCATACATTCAAGTTGGTATAACATATACTACAAAGATGATTTTCAGGAATATCATAATCACCCAAACAGTATCTTTAGTGCTGTGTATAATGTCACTAGTCCAAAAGACAGTGGATTATTGGTATTTGAAAATCCTGTTGAAGAAATGATAACACTTAAAAATCACACACCAAACGAATTATCATATGGAACCATTAAGTACAATCTTCCACCAAACACACTTATAATCTTCCGTTCAAATATACGTCATATGGTGACTCGTTGTAAAAACACCACACCAAGAATAACCATTGCTGCGAATTTAAAATGATACACGATTTATTTAAAATACCCATTTGGGTTAAAGACTTAAAACACGATAATTACGAAATCGCAAGTTATTGTTTGGAGTATTCCAAAAACCATCCGAGCGCAAATCGTTCAAACATTAATGGGTATCAAAGTCCTGATTTAAAAGACGAGCACGAAAAACTTAATCCATTATTTAACGATATACTTACAAACGCCACAGAATTTGCTCGCTCGCTAGAATGCTCAGAGTCGCTAGATTTTACTAACATATGGTTTAACATCAATTCGTACAAAGACTTTCATCGGCCACACACTCACCCACAATCAGTACTGTCAGGAGTGTATTATATAGAGGCCACACACGAAACAGGAAACATAGAATTTTATCCACCAGGATATGAATTGAAACACGAAAATTGGAATAAAAACTTTGTAAAGAATACTAACAAATACACCGCACACTCTTTTAAAATAGAAAGTGTGACAGGCCGGCTGTATATCTTTCCATCGTGGTTATTACACAGTGTTGAACCAAATCCTTTATATAAACAACGAATTGCTTTGTCGTTTAATTTAATATAAAAAGTAATCTTTAAACTTACCGTACCAGTATCTTCCCAAATATCTTATACTTTCATTTTGAACACGTAATCGTTCAAGTTTACGAATTAGAACTTTCAAAGACGCCTTTGTAATATACTTCTTATCCTTATACGATTTTTCAATTCGTTCTATAACAAAGTCAATGTCAGGACAAGTATAGTCTGGCACTTTAGGCGCTAAACGCTTAAGTCTTTGTAGATGTTTCTTTTTATCAGTCTTTGTATTAGACTTGTTATTTCTTTTAAACAATTAGTATCCTTTGTTAGGTATACTTTAATCGCTTGTGTAATGAAATGTCGCTTATTGGTTGAATTATTTATATGTCTTATAGTAGACTCTATGGTTCCCTGTGATCGCTCTACACGGCTATATATAATACCAGAGATTTTAAGAATGCCATCCTTTTAAAGAAAAAAAATACTCGAAAAAAATTTTCATATAAAGATACTAATGCAAACTTGCCGCTAGGATAAAAGGGATACCGTTATTGAGTCATTATAGTTTACGGTGCAGCTTCCAAACATAAGGCGGGCCGGCATTTATCAGAACGGGTTGAAGTCTATTGTAAATCCAGTCATTATCACTGGTCCAATGGTTGTAAACGTAGAGAAGCCATTAACGGTCTCTGTCTTGTATCCATCTACTTCTACTTTCATATTACCGCCAACCTTTAGATTAAAGTCATCGCCGGCTATTAAATTCATTTTGCCTGTTCTTGTATGTATGTTACAGTCGCCAGAATCCACCTGTATATTGACATTAGCGCCGGCTCCGACTTGGATTGTGTAATCATTTGATCCACCGTTCTTATTCACGTATATTTTGTGTCTGCCGTCTATGGTAACATCTGAATCACCTTGAATATAGACTTTGTTATCATTTGCTGTTAAAGTATAATGGTCTTTTTCTATAATGTCCACACGGCTGCCGTCTTCGAGCATTTCTATGGCTGTTCCAATTCTGTGTCTTACGTGTATTCGTTCTTTAGCTGGTGTATCGTCTAATTCTATGATATGGCCAGACTCTGTTTCAGTTACAGTATTAAATGGATATTGTGGTGCTGCCGAGATAGCCGGCTGGCTCCACATATCGCCTGCATCTCCTGTCGCACTTTCTATTGGATCAAAATCGGCTGTGGTAATACTTGTTTTTCGAGCTGCTTTACGGCTGGTGAGGCTGGTGTGCTCTGTCCCAGCTCTGGCTAAACGTGAAACATCTGATTCATTAGCCGCGGTTGGATAGAGTTGATTTGGATCCTGAAATCCTTGTCCTGTTGACAATTCGCTAGAATAACCTGGCAACGTTCCTAATATCAAAGGATCTTGCTTACGGCTACCATCTTTGAAATATCCCAACACCCAAGAGCCTTCTACACATTTAGACGGTGAAGTTCCAATACCAGAAATCCCTGCTGAAGTTGTCGGCAATAGACACTGCGCCCAAGGTAAATCAGCTGTAGGAAGAATAGTCTTTGATTTATCGTGGTGGCCAAGTATTCGTACTTTAACACGGCCAGTTTCCAATGGATCCAGTCTATCTTCGACTACACCCACAAACCATATAAACCCATTATATCCTAAAAAGTTTTCGTTGTCCATATTTTTGCTGCCGATACCGCTCTTGTTTAGATTCGGTCACCTTGCCCTTTTTTTATCTATTTATTAACCCCTTACGCAAAGCCTTTAAACGGCTCCCGATATTGATTAACCCTAGTCTTTTCTTCATTATTCCATACGCTAGACGGCCTTTATCACCTATATTCTCTATCATATAACTGAATACCGCTGATCTTCCCTTATAGAAAGACACATACCGATAATAAATGACGGTTTCTGAGATTTTACTTAAACAGTTCTTTATCACATTCTCTATTCTTGTCATATTTCTATCCTTTACTCAATTGTTCTTTGAATTGTTGATGTTGCCTGCCACCGCCGTAATATTCGACATATTTTCTGCCGACAAAGCCGTAGCGAAGCGATTCTCTGAGGTTTTGTAAAAACTTATCATTTCTTGTATATACTATTTCCCGAGCCAGAGATGATGGCATCATCTAAAGTATATTGATCTACTACGCCTCGTTCTGATTTTTCTTTACCTGTAAATGTGTCTATACTTTCTTCTGGATAGCCGTATCGTACACTGTCTTTGATACATTCTAATACCATTGTGTGTCTATTGTTAATGGTTGAAACGTTATGTCGTATTGTAGAAACAAGGTATCGACCTGACATATACGGGTCGTGGTCAAGTGGATTTGATTGATTGACAGGTTGAAAAGATGGCATATCAAACGCAATCAATTCTCCTGCCGATAATCCTGTAAATCCTGGTACTGTGAGTTCTAATTTAAAACTTTCAAACGCTAGACGTGAAGATAATCTACGTGGAAGTATGTTCGCAATGGGTGCGTGTGGTATCACACCGTGAATAAAAGACGTTTCTGGCACAAGATATTGTGTTCCATCTTTCCAATCACTGATCATTTTACCATTTTCATTTAATATGGGTGCAATACTCTTATCATCTACTTTTCCACCATCTCTGTCGTGTTCTGTGTGATTAGCAAGTTCATATTCTCTATGATAATCAAACTTTAATTCTGTGTATTTTTTATAGAAACTGTCATATGATGTTGTCGTGGACGCATAGATTCCATTACGCAAGTTCTTTAGGGTATTGAATTGATCTTTGATTTCAAAGTGTTGCGCAATCTTCATTTCACGTAAAGTATCTCTATTTCCATTTGTTCTAATGTTAGCAGGTTTAGGCTCAAAACGTGCCACCACAGGTCTTGCGCTGTTATCTGTAATCGCCAACATACTTTCCATTGAACGGAAGTAAAATCCAAAAGAGGTTTCGTATAAGAACATTCCTGGATTATGATATTTACGACTTCTTGCCTCTTTGGACAGTGTAGTGATAAATTCAAACGGTTTCTCTTGCGTACCAATATATTTGTGTAGTCCTAGCGTTTCTTCTACATAGACATCTTTCTCTGTATTGATTAAATCAGGATCACGCATTATATCCACTACTGCTTTAGATATTTGTCCTGTGTACGGTTTCTTTACTTTGACCTTTTCATTTTGTATCATCTCTTTACTTGCGAAAAACAGTGTATAGATTTGTGTACGTGGATTTACTCCTTGTCTATTTCCTATTCTGTAAATGTACATAGGATGGCCAGATTTTTCGTTGAAATCAAAACCACGTGAGATAGATGGTGTGAATAGTCTAAACTCTAATCGTTCAAATCCTGTTAATGGCAGTGACGCTATGACGTTCTGCGCATCTATTAAGACTATGTTACCTGAAAGTGTTTTGTTGTGTATTGATTCGTAAAGATTTATTTCTGATATTAACGTTCTTACTGATATTTTATATGTGGCGTTGCCTCCAGTTTCACTTCTATATGAAGTTAATACGACATCTGATAATACATAGTCGCCTGGTCTTTTGAGTTTACTAGTATCTATATTGCTGTACATTTTTAATCACTTATTAAATCCTGAAATTCCTCTATGAACAATGACAAGTATGCTGGACTTAATAATTTAATCTGTCTAATTTCATCTTGTATTCTTCTTTCATATTCTCTATTTGAAACTGCTTGCGCACCTGGTTCTGTACTATTGACTTCTATTTTATGAGAATAATCTGATGGTCCTAATGCTTCTTGTCGTCCACTATTTTGTGTAATTTCATAATGATGAACAGCATCTGGATTTGAATACTTGTCAGCCACATAAGTGTCAAACTGATTTTGTGTCAATGGCCAACCATAATATCTATCTGTAATATTATTTACAAGTAAAATGACCCAATGTAATTGTGAGTCACCAAAATGTTTAAATGCAATACTCTCTGGTGTGTCGCCTTCTTGTACATCATATAAATCATATAGTGAAGCCTCATTGACAATCTTTGATCTGATCTTCACTCTACGCATAAGATCAGTTACAATTTTAGGATTACCATTTCCTGTTAAATCATAATACCCTTGTGGAAAATATGAGAAATACATAATTAAAATCCTTCAGCGATTGTTTGTTTAGTCATAATCTCAGTTTCTGTAAACGTTAGATTGATTTTTGAATAAACTGGCATTGCACCTTTTTCATCACCAGCAAATGTTGTAAACACACCTTCTGGAGATTGATCTAATTCCATTGTTTTTAGTACGCATCTGGATACTCTTGGTATATATGCGTTTCTACCGTCCAAATACATATAAGTTATTTGAAACTCTGATGGCGTTACAAAATAGTTTGTTACACCTAATTCTGGTTGCATATGAAACTTGAATAAATTTATTATTTTATTTACTGCGTCAGTTTCTTTTCTATTTCTAGGCGCAAAATCAAATGTATAACTAAAATCTCTAAATGGTACAGATTTAAATACCATTTCTAAATTAGGGTTAATAGCTGTACCAGTTGTTTTAGATATGAAAGCATTTAAATCACCAAAACCTGGAATTAAACTAGCGACTGCACCTACAGCTTGTTGTCCTAGTACACCTAGTGCACCAACACCTTTATTTAAAAAGTCTTGTATAGATTTTAGTCCACCAAATTGTCCAGCAATACCTGTTTCTGCTTGTTCATAGTTTGTATTGTAAGTTGTTTTTACTTGTGGTGGAGTGTAAAGTATAATAGAATCAGATACGAAAGAGTGTGTTGGTCTAGCAGCATTAACTCCTGTAGCAACTTGTCTTATTCTATCTGATGTAATACCTTGATCTTTAATTTCTGTAACTCTACTCTTTATACCTTGTTCACTAGCAGTCTGAAACTGTCCTCCTAAACCTGAAACTTTTTTAACCTTGTCAAATATTTTCTCACCAACTACAGCTTGTTTATTAGGTACTATTCTATTTGAATTGAAAGATGTATTTTGAAAAGTTGTATCATTATTCATAATAACATCAAAAATCATATAATGACCTGTACCTAAATTAGATACATCATTAGGATAATACACTGTTCCATACTCATATGGATTTTGTTTTAAATGTTTTGTAGGTGATGTATCATCTATTTCAAGTGGTGATTTGTTTAATATCTTGGCCGCAGCAGCATTAGTTTGCGCACTATTCTTGGCAGCGTCCATAATATTATGTAACCCAACATATGCACCAGCGATACTATTTACAATGCCGCCACCACCTGTTAGATTACCTAAATTGTTTTTGACTATGTTTGATACCTTGTTAAATAAACCCATAAATACCTTTTAGATTAATAATATTTATACAGTATGAAGCGGAGTTATAAAGGTTTATATAAACCAACATATCCAAAGAAATATGTAGGTGACCCAAATAGAATAGTATATCGTTCTTTACTTGAAAGGCGTATGATGGTATATTTGGACAAAAATGATAGTGTAGAACACTGGAGTTCTGAAGAATTAGCCATAAAGTATCGTTCACCAATAGATTTAAGAGTTCACAGATACTTTCCTGATTTTATATTTAAAATGAAATCTGGTAAAAAATATATGATAGAAGTAAAACCTTCTCGTCAATGTAAACCACCTAAAACGCCAAAAAGAAAAACAAAATCATATTTAAGAGAACAGATGGAGTATATCAAAAATAAAGCGAAATGGGGTGCAGCTGAGCACTACTGTGAAGATAATGATATAGAGTTTAAAATCTTTACTGAAAAAGAATTAGGTGTTGTTTTTTAACATAAATATAAGAAATGGCAAGCATATTAGATCCTTTAGTAGATAGACAAGATGGCCAAGTAAAATCGGCTAGATGGTATCAAAACGCAGTTAGAGATATAGGGACTAGAACAACAGCAAATAAACTGATGTCCTCTGGTAAACTAACAGCAACACCATCTCAAGGATTATTGAATTTGTTTTTTTATGACCCAAAATATAAAAAGACTTTACCTTATTATGATACCTTTCCTTTAGTATTACCTTTGGAAAGAATTAAAGGTGGATTTAGTGGTATTAATTTTCACTATCTTCCTCCTTTAGCTAGATTTAGATTATTAGAAAAAATATCTGCATTTGCCACAGGAAAGAAGATAGATCAGAATATGAGATTTGATGTTACCTACGATAGTGTTAAAAATATTAGTATGGTTAAACCTACAATAAAAAAATATCTAACAACACACGTAAGAAGTAGATTTTTAAGAATAGATGCAACAGAGGCGGCAATAGCAATGTATCTACCTGTACAACAATTTAAAAAGAAATCAGATTCTTATGTTTATAGACAAGCAAGGAGTTTTATCTAATGAAAAAATGGTTCAATAAAATCATTGACAAGTTATTTGGAAAAAGATGTCAATGTGGAAAAAAGGTTAAGTAATGGCTATAATTCGTGGTGGTAAGAGAATAGGTGGTATAGACGTAAGAGTTGGGATACCTAGAGATAGAACATTGGAAAACGTAGAAAACGATCCAAGATTAAAACAAAAAGCAGGAAGTAATCCAGAAACTACAATCGGTAGATACCAAGCCTTTGTAAATGAAGCAGAAGGATTTGCGAGAAAGGCAAGATATTATGTTGAATTGAATTTACCAAAAGGGATTCCTCTAGGAGCATTCGATTTAAATGGTACTGTACCGTCAATTATAGAAGAAGGATCAGAATTATCAATTGCAGGTAATGAACAACAAGCGACTTTTAGAGATCAAACAGACCATTTGGCAATACAACAAGCAAATGCAAAGAGAGTTCAGGCGTTTTGTTCTGCATTACAAATACCTGCAAGAGAAGCAATAGAAAAAGAAATCAAACATCACGGACCAACTAGAAAGTTTATATATGATTATAAATTTGATCCTATCAATATGACATTCTATTGTGACAAGTTTTTAAGAGAAAGATCATACTTTGAAGTATGGCAACAAGCAGCATTTAGTACAACATCACATAATTTTAACTATTATGATAACTATGTATCTGATATTAACATATTTCAATTAGGAAGTTATGAAAGTAGAAATGAAAGAGATGATGTAACCTATGCAGTTAAACTATTTGATTGTTATCCTAAAATATTATCTCCACTTGATTATTCAGGTGAAACAAATGAAGTACAAACTTTCAATGTAACCTTAAGTTACAGATATTGGATTAATTATTTCATAGACAGAAGTGGTAATATTGAATTAGGTGAATCAGATTTTAGAGATCCAACTGTAAAAAGTAAATATGGTGCTTTTGGAAGTTTCTTAAATAAACTACCTCCTGAATTAAGAAGAGCAGGTAGAGATGTATTGGAGAATTTAAAACGAAGAATCCCAATTGGTGGAATTACAGGTGGAAGAGCCTTTCCTCCTTTTGGAAATTTCCCTCCATTAAATATTTAATATATAATTGTAAAAAAGGAGTAAATTATGTTACCTAAAGTTGAAGTTCCAACCTACGAGATAACTTTACCATCTACCGATCAAAAAATTAAGTTTAGACCTTTTTTGGTTAAGGAAGAAAAGTTATTGTTGATAGCGATGGAATCAAAAGACGAAAAGATGATGGTTAATACTATCAAAGACATTGTGAGTGCTTGTACTTTCAATGCAGTAAATGCTAGTGTGTTACCACTGTTTGATATTGAATATATTTTTTTAAATATCAGAGCAAAATCAATTGGTGAAATAGCAAAATTTAAAGTTATCTGTCCAGATGACAATAAAACATATGTTGATGTAGAAATTGACTTGACAAAAGTTGACGTACACGTTGATGATGACCACACAAATAAAATTGTTTTAGATGAAAAAAGACAATTAGGAATGGTACTAACTTATCCAACGCTAGATACAGCTAAAGTGGGTGAAAATATAGAAAATGCGCAAGTTGACACAGTATTTAAAATACTAATTAACAGCATAGATCATATTTTCGATGGCGAAAAAGTATATTCAGCGAAAGATAGTACAAAAGATGAATTAAGAGAGTTCATTGAAAGTTTACCACAAGAATCATTTATTAAACTTAAAAAGTTCTTTGATGGTATGCCTAAACTAAAACACGTTGTTGAAGTAACAAATCCTAATACAAATGTCAAAAGTAAAGTGACATTTCAAGGATTACAAGATTTTTTCGAATAAGCCTTACCCATAATAGCCTAGAGGCCTATTACGAAACCAATTTTGCGTTGATTCAACATCATAAATATTCATTATTTGAGATTGAACAAATGATACCTTGGGAGAGGGACATTTATGTGAGTATGTTAGTAAATCATATAAAAGAAGAAAACGAGAGAAGAATAAGAGAGGAAATCAAGTAATGGAAGACAAAGTAACAAAAAAAGTTAATGTGGAATTAGAAGTTGACACGTCAGTTAAAGATTTAGGTCCTAATCCATATGCTAAATTAATACATCTAGCTAGAGCTGTTGACAGCTGGAGAATATTTCCAAGAGTATTCATATCAACATACATCTATTTACTATACAAAGTAGTAATCTGGTATATGAATATACCAAGTCCTACTATGGAACAAAGTGGGTTAGTATCAATCGTTGTTGGTGCTGGAGCAGCATGGTTTGGTTTATATACAGGTAGTAGAGCAAAATCGGACAATAAAAAATAATTATGGCTGAAGAATTTACAGTAGAACAACAACAAATGGAAGAACAAAAACAAAGCTTCCTTAAACAGTTAACTGAATCGTTCACTCAAAAAATAGATGAAACTGATTTAAAAAAATCATTAGAATCTATATCTGAATCTATACAAGCAGTTACAAGTAAATCTGTAAGTTCTGTTGTTCAAGCAGCAATACCAGATATATCCAGAGAATTACAACAAATATCAGAAGTCTTTGTCAAAGGTACAGATAGAGATTATGAAAGTGCATTAGATAGATTAGAAACAATAGTAAAACAAACTGGTGTAAATCTATATGACTTTAGCGATAAACTTGGTAAGAATTTTGATAAACTTGCTAAAGTGTATGAACAGCGTAAAGAAAGAATAAAAGAATTAGAAGCTGAAAAAGAGATATTAAAAGAAAAAAACATCTATGCTACAATAGTTGATAATCAACAAACAAAAGAAAAAGAGTTAAGAGTATTAACAACAAGGGAGCAAAGAGATGAAATTAGAAATATCGAAAGAGATGAAAAACAATTATTACAAGAAACAAAATTATTTGAAAAAGAAAAGAATAATCTACTAAAACAAGAAACGTTATCAAAAGAGCAAAGTGATACTTTAATCAAAAGAGAACAACAGTTAAAAGTTGAAAAACAAAATATAGAACAAAGAAAACAAAGTATTAACTATGAACAACAAAGACCTCGAGGAATTAGAGGTGCGTTACAAGGCGCAGGTGAATTTATTAGAGGTGAAAGAGGAAGTGATATAACAAGAGCAGCAACAGGTACGTTATACGAAACTCTTACATCACCTATAACAGCATTCAAAGAATTAGGAAATCAAGTTAAAGGTATTGGTGGTTTATTCAAAGACTTTGGTAGAGGTATAATGAGTGTTGCCAAACTATTTACAGGACTTGCTAGAGCGATGGCGCCATTCTTAATTCCTATCGCATTATTAACATTAGGTATGTATGCGTTATACAAAGGTGTAACAAAACTTGCTGGTTTTTTAGGATTTGGTCCTGAAGCGGAAGCGAGAGAAGAAAGAGATAAATTAGAAGGTAAGGGAAAATATCAATCTTTAGATGAGGGATTTAATGATGCTATTGACCAACAATTTAACTTTAACACAGGTCAACAAGAAAAGATAATACCTCAAAGTTCAAATGAAGATGCTGGATTAAGCAATAAAGGTAATTTTAATATAGGTCCTAGAAATAATACAGCGGCAATGTCACCTATTAATTTAGATGCATTAAGTAGAGATTTTGAATTTAATAGATCAGCACCTAAATCAAATATAGTAACCAATATCGCACCATCAACAACAGTGGCGAGTAAAACATCAGAAACTGTTTTATCTTCTTCGCCTTTAAATTTTGATCCTACATTCTTAAATCTAAATCAAAAATCATATTAAAAAAAAGGCGGCCTTTCAGCCGCCTTTCCAAAAGTAAGTAGAGAGAGATAAGATTACTCGTCTTCTGCTAATTTACTAAAATAAGACATTGAATCGTCATCAATATCATCAATAGCAGACTCAGAGCCATTACTTTTTACCGAACCATTGGATTTGTTATTAGGGAGGTCTACATTTTCCACTGATTCAGTTTTTCTAGTACCTGCAATAACCCTATTCAGTTTCTCTTTGAGTTCATCATAGGTTTTAAAATTGTCAGGTGCCAAGAAAGGTTTTAGAGGATGCTGTTTTGACCAGATTTCTTTTATCTTGTCATCACTATCAGCAACTTCGCTTACAGCCTCAAATTCAGATTTATCATAATTCCAATAACCATCAACTTTTCTAATCTTCAATTTGAAGTTAGCGCCTTTCCAAAAGTCAAATGGATTTACTGGACTTTCATCTTCAAACGCTGGTGTCATTTTTTCAGCAATCTTATCAAATATCTTTTTACCAAATTTGTATAAGAAAACTTTACCCTCGTTCTCTGGATGCTTAGGATCTGATACAATTAAAATGTTTGCATAGTAAGATAATTTTCTTTTTCTCTTTCTAGCAATCTCTTTATCACTATCAACACCTGTATTCCACAATCTAGTGTTTTCTTCACTTACAGGGTCTTTTTGATTTAAAGTTGTTAATGAGTTTTCAATGTACCAACCACCAGGTCCTTGGAATGCGTGTGACCATACTCTTTGCCAAGGTAAGTCTTCGCCAGTTACTGCTGGTAAAAATCTAATAACAGCATAACCGTTACCAGTTTTATCTAACTCTGGTTTCCAAAATCTGTCGTCTGTGTATTTGTCTTTTGATTTGTCTTGCGTTTCGAATTTACTTTCTAACGCTTTTGTAAGTTTGTCAAAGTTCGAGTGACTTGACTTTAATGAATCTAAATCCATATTTTTCTCCTTATATTGTTGTATTCGTTGTATTTGTGTTACCTATATTATTCGGTATCATTTTTATTTATACGACTTTTCCACTCATTATAGCCTTTTAACCAACTTTTTTGTGGTGTCGTCTTAATTCTACTTTTGATTGACTCACAAATAGAAACTATTTTATCACATAATCTGTATATAAAATTATCAAACATAATTACCTCTTATATGTACCTGGTGGGATTTATTGGTTTACCCACAAGCTTTCCCGAAGCGTCCAATCTAATGTTAGATGGTCGGTACTCACAGCAAAATAGTGTGTCTTCAGCCACTAGGCCGTAACCCTCACTACCCTCGCCTTACACCCGCTTAAGCGTTGTTCAGCCACAAGGCCAATCAAAGTTCGAATCTTTAATTGTTTTAACATATGGCTATAATATATCATACTTTACTAAATTTGTCAAGTGTATTTTGAAATGAAATATACTTTAAATTCTTAATAGAAGTCCACTCACTAATCGTTGAACTGACTGGTGTTTTACCACTATCACCATTTGGATTGACTTTATAAAATTGTATTTTAGGGTTCTCTGTCATTAGTGTTTTCCATTGATTAATCCAATTTACAGATGGTATAGGTGACGCCTCTGGCACTCCATAATGTTTTGTACCCTTGTACATATTGTTTATTTTGTGTGTATCACTTACCAAGTCGTGTCCTATCAAATACATCTCTGTTAAATCTTTTTCTTTTATTGTCGCCACTCGTCCACTTGTAGCGCCACACGCCCAACCTCTATCTCTTTGACCTTCAACTAAATCATCTAAATTATTTGCCTTGTCATTTTCACTTGTCCAACTTACAAACGTTGAAGTATGATTTACATTCTTTTCAACTATCTCTTTTTTCTCTTTATTTGATTTTAAGATATTTACTTTACCAGATAAATTTGAACCGTGAAATACAAACTCTTGTTTATCACCTCGTTTGTTTTCCATTTTATTTGATTGGTATTTGTCAATGAGTTCTTTATCTTCATTTTTCATATTACCATAAACTAACATATGATACATTGTTGCTGGTACTCTGGTCCAGTTTCTCAACCAAGTTTCATTCTTATCACAATAACCACTTTGATATATCTCGTGCATTATTCCGTGGTCAAC